CCTCGATATTGATTTATACCACTATTTATACACATAAAAAAAGGGAGAACCGAAGTCCTCCCCTTTTAAATCAGAGAGCCGGAGCTCTCCTAAATCTATCTAATAGACTCTAGATTAAGAACCTAGAATGTTGTCTACTTTGAAGATTCTGTAGTATTGGTTAGCACGGTTGCTACCAGTATCATCACCAGCAGATGCACCAACGAATGGGTTAGCAATCATGCCGTAACGAGTTTTGAATCCAATCTTCGGTTGGAATGTATTCTCGCCAACAGCGCGAACCATTGTTAGTGGAACGTATGGGCAATAGAATAGACCAGCGTCGTATGCAGAAGTACCTTTGTAACCAACAGTTACATAGTTAACAGTTGCATATGGGTCAATGTAAACTTTAATACCACCAGATAATGTACCAGCGAATGTTGCACCAGTATCATCAACGCTTAAGTTAGCGTTACCAGCTAAAGCAGGAGTATAGTCAAGCATACCAGTTGCAGCTAATGCAGCAGCTACATCAGAAGAAACCATGATGAAGTTACCTTTACCACGACGAGTTTCTTTAGCGATTACGTTAGCTTCACGCATGATTTGTACTAGTAAACCTTTGTACTTCTCTGCAGACCAACGTCCATCAGCATCAACGTCAAGGTCGAAAGTACCAGCAGTAGCAAGATCACCCTGTTGAGCACCAAGCTTAGCTTTTTGGTTAATTGTACGAACAACTTCACGGTTGATTTCAGCAAGGATCTCAGCAGATAAGATGTTAGCTAGTTCAGATTCAGCGTCTAGGCCGTGAACAGCTTTAAGATCTTGTGCAAGTTCCATTGTGTATTCAGCTTTTAAAGCACGTGACTTAGCAGTTACAGTAGCTTTTTCGATGCTGAATGCCATCTCGTTGAAGTCAGAAGAACCAGAAGAACCTAGAGCTTCAGATTCAGCAGTAGTCATACCTTTACCAGGTGCGTAATCAACGTCATCTGTTGGAGTATCAGTATCAGCAGCAAAAGGATCAGATGATGCAGTTGCAGAAGATTCAACACCAGAGAAAGAAGTATTAGCTTCGTCAAATAGTGCTTCGTCACCAGACTGGCTAGCGTAACGTGATTTCATCGCGAAGATAAGACCAGTAGGACCAGACATTGGCTGAACACCAGCAATATCATAAGCGATTAGGTTAGGCATTGCACGACGTACAAGGCTGATTAAAATTGGATCCCAGTTATCAATACCTGAACCAGTAGCGTTAGTTGGAGCTGCTTCATTAAGTTGGAAGTTCTGGTGACCACGCTCTTCTGCAAGGGCTTTTTCAGTGTTTTCTAAAACAGCTGCAGTTACTTGTTTACGGTATGAATCTTTGAATTCAGGAGCTTCATTAGCTTCTAGAACCGGAGACCATTTCTCCATAAGTGCGTCAGATTTAAACATTTTTTACTCTCCTATGAGTTTTTATTTAGATAGTGCTTGTAAGTATGCTGCCATACGTGGAGAAACAGATTCCTGTTCTACCGCTGTATCTTCAGCAATTACTTCAGTTTTTGCTTCTTTAAAATATGATTCTTTGATTGTTGCTACTTTATTTTCAAATGTAGTAACATCACCAAATTCAACATCTTCTACTAATGACTTAAGCTTTTCAGCCTGTGCCTCTGATAAACCAACAGATGATTCACGGATAATTGTCTCACGAGTTAGGTTTGAAACTGACTCTTTAAGTGCGACATTTGCTTCAATTGATGCATTCAAGCTTTCTTCTAGCTCATCAACTTTAGATGATAATGTATCAACTAGGTCAACTTTTGCTTCAGGAACTTCAATGTAATTTTCAACAAATACACCGTGTAATGCAGACATAAAGTTTTCAGCAATTTCGGTACGAAGACCATCTTCAACTGCAACTTTGTTATCTTCCATCCACTGCTCTACTACGTAGTTAAGGTAACCATCTACCTTTTCAACAAGATCAGACTGGATCTTAGCAGTTTCTTCTGCAAGTTCTTCTGCATATTGCTCTTCAAGACTTGTAACGTGCTCAGCAAGTTTAGTTTTTAGAGCTGCTTCGAAAATTACAGCTGCTTTATCTTTAAAGCCTTCAGAAAGGGTTGCTTCAGAATCAGCAAGTGCATTTAAATCTTCTTCAAATACAGACTCTTCAATTACATTTTCTTCAACTTGTGAATCTTCATGCATTTTTGTATATGCTGCTTGTAGCTCTTCTTTCTTCATTTTTGACATCTTCATCGACATCGCATTAATCATACCGGCTTTAGTTTTAGGTGCAGCAGCTTGAGCAGGTTCAGACTTTTTAATTTCTTTTCCTGTTTCATCTGCAGATTTTTCACCATCAAACTCTTTATCGGTAGAATTTGCTTCATCCAATTCCTCGCTATCAACTTCAACGTTTTCAACGAGTTCATCTTGGATTTCGTCAACTACAACATCTTCGATTAATTTTTCAGACATGTGTTTACTCTCCTAATGAGTTAAAGTTTAGAGAGGAAATCTTTAAATTCTTTTATTTCCATTTCTGGAGATACCGAATTCTCAATCTCAGTCTCGAACTGTTCAATTTCTTGTGCTTTAAGAACTCCGTCCTCAAAAAACCAATCAACACCTTCCATGATACCATTTACAAATGCATCAGGTGCTGATGGGTCCTGGACGATATCAATTGTTGCTAGCATAAAATCGCTATTAACGTAATTGACACCGCCTTTATTCACAAGACTACCCATACCACGACTAGAGACACCAAGCTGAACACCGCCTTCCATCAAACCTTTTACAATTTGACCCATAGGAGTATCCAAGATTTGTGCCTTTCCTACAATATTATTGCCTTCCCAACGAAGGTCAGTAATTTTGTGGGATACTTTATCCAAGTTAATTGTTGGACCGTCCGGGTGATTTAATTCACCAACCGCACGTCCCTTGGAAATTTGTTCAGTCATATATCTATCAACAGCTTTTTCCATAATAGCTTTTGGATAGATACGACCATTGCGGTTCTTTTGATCCGCTTGCATGAAAATACCTTCAATGACATATTGTGTTTTGCCATCTTTCTCTTCAGTTATATAGTTGAGATGATTTTCAACATATTCGCTAATTAATTTCATGCTTATTATTTCTCCATAAGTCCTATAAAGTCATTAATAGACTTTACAGCTTCTTTTTCGGTTTTAAAGGAATCTAACTTATCACCATCTATATATCCAATATACATTGAACCTTTTTTAGTGATAGTGGCACTATATTTATTTTTGCCAACTTTAAAACTCTTAACCAACTTCTCGCCGGTAGGAGCTTTTGCTTCGCTAATATTCCTCAGCTGATGAAATGTCTTCATCTTCTACTTCTCCAGTATTAAACTCGTCTTCTTCAATCTCTGGACTATCGCTCATCATAGATTGGGCAACATCAATTTTTCTTGCATCTAAAGCAGAACTAATTTTATCTAGCATCACATCATTAAATGCATTACCTGCTTCTACATTATCGCCAGAGTTTAACGCATTAATTAATTCATTTACATCAGTCATAATAATTCCTTGTAATACTATTTATACATTTTAAAATTTTAAATATCATCTTCAGCCGATCCTTCAGCTTCGATCTGTTTATCTATATCTTCTATATTGTCATCAGTTTGACCAAGAACGTTTTTGCGCACCCATTCAATAGAATAATATTTACCAACATATTCATCAAGTTCTCTTAGAGTACCTAACTTTTCACGAAGCAATTCGGCATTTTTCATTTCAGCAAAGTGTGTATCTTGTAAAAAGTCAAAATTAATTGAATCTTTAAGTTCAAGCCATTCTTCTTCGGTAACAATACCTTTAAGAATAAGTTGTGTTCTCAATAAATCCACAAACAAAGATGCAAACTTTTTACGCAATTTTGAAATAAATTTCTGAAATTTTAACTCATCACGAGTAATTTCAGAAGAACGACCGAGACTAAATTGTGTATCTTGTTCTAAACGTGAACTTGGTACATTTAATGATTTATATAGCTTTTTCTGGAAGTACACAATATCATCAATTTGACCTAGGTTTTCTCCACCAGGTAATGTAGTGATTTCAGTACCACGACCACCTTCACGGCGAGGTAACCAGAAATCTTCTAACATAGACATATGCTTACGGTCATCTTTAATCTCACCACTATTACCATCATATACTAATTTATTGCGGTAGCGATTCATAATACCACGCATATACTCTTCAGCTTTACCTTTTTGCATGTTACCAACATCAATATAGAATATACGACGTTCAGGTGCACGAGCTAAACGGTAGATTACTAATGAATCTTCCATCATACGCAATTGGTTTACTGGCTTAATGGACTTATGAAGATAAGAAACAACTTTACGTCTACTATCATCCATTAATCCAGATGTAACTGATGATACAGAATCTGGTGATAACTTAATAGCATTACCACGTTGAGTAGCATTAGGTTTAGCTTCGTAAATATAGAATTCATTAATACTTTTTACTACTTTAGCACCAGTATTAGTATCTTGGTCATATTCAACTTCTTTTACTTTACGGATCTTAGTTGAATCAATATATCTAATCTCTTGGATACCTAACTTAGGAGACTTCTCGTCTACTACTAAGTGATGATACATACGACCATCAATATACCAAGCTCTAAAGATATCATGACCTTGAGTATTGAAGTTTAGCATATTGATTACTTGTTGAAATTCTTCGTTGATTTTCTTTTTAACAGAATCAGACATACCATCTACTTCATCTAAAGATAAACTAACTGGAGATGATTTCTCTGATGTAGTAATAGCCTCATTAACAATTTCTTCAATAGCTGTATCAACTTCAGGATGCATAGCAATACCACGATACTTATTGATCAGTTCGCGATTACCTTTAGCTCCGCTTGTGCCATCCATATCGACATAAGTACCGAAGTGAGATCCAGCCGCACCAGCTGTTACGTATCCCGCTCCCTCATCATCTGTAGGAGGAACAATAGAAGGTATTTGAGATTTTTGTTTCTCTTGTTCTTTCTTAGAACGAGTAATCTCAAACCCAAATAATTTTAATGAATTGTCGG